AGTAGCCTGCATATTGCTAGTTGAAGAATTACTAATAGTAAACGTATTCCCGGCTGTGCCGTCAAATCCAGTTGCTGATATGGTTATATTAGGACTACTGATAGTTTTGATATAATAAGGTGTATTTGCAACTATTCCGCTAGTTGAAACATTACCAGAAAATATAATCGGTGCATTTACTACTAAACTTGTATCATTGGGTAAAGTAATTATGTTACCCGATGCATAAGTCTGCGTAATACCGGTTTTAGTTACAGTAGTCGCATCATATGAAGCCGAACAAATATAGATATAATTTGCATCTACTGCAACATCACCGGCTACATCGCCTTGAAATCCAGTTGGAATAGGACTACGTTGTTGTATAGCAGTTGAGATTCTTGGTCTATTGATTGGAGTAATATATAGTGTATTACCGCAATCAGTAGTGCTTACTAAGTAATTAAGTTGACTTACACCATTTGGTACAGTTACTGCTAGATTGCCGGATATATTTGAATAGTTTTCAAGTGTAGTTGCTCCTGTATTAGGCGACAATGTTACCCCTGACGGAAAAGAAATAGTAGAAAGATTATTAGATATAGCAAGATTTAACTGAACATTACTTTGTGTTCCAGCCGGTGCCCAACTACCAAAATTAACTGTAGTATTACCTGCTATTGTACCGTACTGAACATCACCTAACGATACATTGACTAATACTGTTCCGACTATTGCGTTGCCTAAATTATAAGTGGTTGCTCTAAAGCTACGTGTGCTAGCATTACTGATAAGCGTGTTAGCCATATCATTATTGATAGTTGTACCTATTAAGGCCTGCTTAACTACTACTTTATTTTGTAGGTCAGTTATTTCTGCACCGGCTGCATTAAGATTAGTTACAATAGACGCAAAGTTATCTCTAAACCCTTGACTGTTGTTATTAACACCCGGGACAGGATAATTTACATTAATTGGATTTGTGTTGATTGTACTCATTGTTTTATTCCGTTATATATATTTAGTATTGTGTTTCATCTGGTAAAATAGTTTCACGAGGAAATAATACAAAGAAATCCTGACTATTGATTGGGTTCGGAACTGGAGTGGCACTAGGTAATCCCGACCATGCAGGTGGGTTTAGATTATTTTCCCAGTTATAAGTAGTACTCTTATTCACAGTAAATCTATCTATATTGAAATTAATCTGATTAAGTGTATATGGCCAGTTAGTTTCTATGTTTGTTTTAATGGTTTCAGCTTGTCCTGGTTTCGTGTAGCATATTACCCATGCTTGAGTATATCCCAATGTACTACCATTTAATTGTTGACTAGTCATCCATACTGGCAACAATGTACTGTTTAATACTTGTCCCAGTACATCAGCTACTCTATTCCGCATGTTAAATAAACTATTAGGGTATAGTGTTCTAGCATATCCGGGCGTCAAGCTAGTATAGTATTGTTGATTCAACAATTCAACATAGCTAGTAAATATATCAGTTACACTGGTATACCAAGGTCCCAATCCCAAATCAATTGGAATTGGCCAATATATACTACTAGGAACACTAACACCCTGTGGATTGACTAAGTTATCAATTACTTCACTGTATACTACTTCATAAATTATATTGTTATCATTATCTCTGGCAACCGCGGTTTTTAGTTCACCCAAAGTGATATTTCTCCAGTAATGATTTTGTGTGACTGCTGCTATATATTCTTGTATATTGCTTGCAAATATACCATATGCATGTTCGTATATAACACTGGTTGCTTTTCCAAAATTAGTATCATCTGGTCTGTATAATAGGCTAGTGGGTATTAATGCTTCGCTATCTAATAATGTTTGTAGTATATTTCTATCGTTAATACTAGGTGCCGCTTGAATATATAATATATCAGTAGGTTGTCCGTATTCTTGATATACATTTACCGTAAATGTTTTACTAGACTGCACTATTCCAAAGTTTGGTGAATATGCTTGAATCGTAAATGTAAATGAGGTTTCTTCGCCAACAGTTAATAAGGTTTCTGTTGGTTGACTGGCTACAATACCTGTTATTTCACCATTTGGCAATAGTGTTAAATTAGGAGGTAAACTTCCCGAAGTTAATCTATACTCCAATGGGGTATCCGAAATTGCAACGACTTTTAATATACTAAGAGTTTCATTATATATCGTGCCCAAATCTTGCGGAGTAACCCAAGTTATATTGCCGTTAATATCCAAACTTAAATTAAATGCAAAATTAAACACTGGAGACGCTATTCCATTATCACCTGCTTTTACTACTTGTGCAGTAAAACTATAGTTATTAATACCCGGTGAGGATATTATAGGAGTTCCTGTTATCCAACCTGTAGTAGAATCATATGTTATTCCCTGAGGTAAGCCTGAAACATAATAAGTAATACCACTACCATCAAAATCATATCCAATCAACTTAAATGCAAAATAATTATCACTTAAAAATGTACCGAGTTGAGCATTTGTTGAAGTTGCCACTGGTGGTAATAAATAATAACCATAATATGGATCACTGTCATTTACTGTAATAGTTAATGGTCTAGTATTTAATAAAGTAGGCTGTCTTGTATTAGCTGGGTTTCCAGGGCCTCCTTGAATTACAGGTGTATTTTGATTTATAACTGTAATTGAATAAGAAGAAGTTGCATTACCCAAAGCACTTATTAGTGACAACACGAAATTATAAGTTCTAATTGTAGGTTGACCGGTTGAAACTGCAGGTAATGTAACGTCCATATCTCCAACATCATTACTTAATGGAAAAGTACTTCCGTTTTGAGTGGTAGATATAGTTAATGTGTTAGTCAGCGCATCAATAGTTTTTATATAATAAGTTTGTCCTGAATTTATACTACCAATGACATTGGTAAATGTTATTGGTCTTCCAATAGTCATACCATTAACTGTTACGCAATAAATTAATGAAGTGGATGCTTCTGTTTTTGAACTAGCTGTAGTTACTAGAGGTAATGTAACTAGTGTTGTAGGTGGTTGTGGATAACCTTGAATTAATCCTGACGTAGAAATTTCAATACCAGGTGGTAATAACCCCTGTTGTAATTCTATTAATACTACATTATCAGATTCAGGATTAGAATATGCTATTTGCAATTGTGTCCAAACACTGTCTTGGGTAGTTAATATCACACCGCTTGGAGTGGTAAATTGTGGAGTTGCAGTTCCGGTAACTAACATGCTAAATGTTCTATCACGAATATTATTTAAATTGTCGGTTGCTCTAACAGTGAATATAGTGAGTGTATCGGATGTTACTAATGCAGGAGTACCGGATAATACACCGGTATTGATGTTTAATACTATTCCGTTAGGTAATGATCCTGCTAAAACTTGATAGCTAACACTAGTGGCGGGTGATACCGGTGTTGCCAATAATACATATGACGTTGCATATCCGTATGGATAACTTCCTATAGAACCTGCTGATGTAACCCAAATTGGTTGTGCCATATTATCTTGTTAAGTAATGCATCGCTAATTCGTAGTGATGTTTTCTATCTTCTAATCCAATAGTACCACCGTTGATACGTTTAGTTAATGTTACAAAATCACCACTATCACAGTATTGATTTAGTTTGTTGTTATCCCAGAACCATCCTGCACTTGCTACCGCACCATTCGGTGTTTCTAAATAAGCAATAGTATCTTCTAAACTCATACTCAAATCATTTGCAAATTTAGTATAGTTATCACGACCGGTCAATTGAATTAATCCACGGCCGCAGAAACGATATCCATCACCGCTTGATTCATCCCCGTTTTTCATTCGGTTAGCATAAACCCGATTAGCAATCTTTTCTGGCTTTTTTGCATATTGATTTGCTATGTCATCATTAAGAAAATATTTACCAAATGTACCGCGCAGTCCTTTAGCACTGTAATTTAGATTTTCTTTAATGAAGTTATAGCCACCGGACTCATGTGCAGTTTGTGCTAGAAATCCAGCCAATCTTGCTGGATTCACATTCATTTCATAGTACTCAGCTACGGTGTTTAGTGGTTCTAAGTATCCCTCAAGCACACTTGCTTTTGTTTTGTGACACATATGTGTTAATAAATCTAGTGTTACCATCTTTTTTCTCCTTATGATTTGCCCACTACAACTTCAATTGTACCATAGGTTCCAGTAAAGTGTTCCAATGATTTACCAATAATTGTTCCTGCTTTTGCTAAATTGTTTGCTATTGCATGACCATTTGTTCCTGAAACCATTAAATCACCTTTAGAAACATTACCCTGTACTAATACTGGTACACGACCTGCTAATGCAAGATCAATAACGTATTCGCCCTCACAGTCTGCATTCATTAAATATGCTGGATTGGTTGATACTACTCATGCTACTGCTTGACTATCAAATGTGTTAGACATTGTAACTTCAAATTTGCCACCAAATACAAGAACTGTTCCGGGACCATATGGTTTATCAGAGACATAACGTTCTGCCAAGTCAGCATATGTAGCGGTAAGTCTTGACCCTGTACTTAATGACCAATTACCAGTTAATGTACCTATGTTTGTATTTGATCCAACAGTTATTGTTGAAGCATTTGCTAACGTAAGTGTATTATTTGTTTTATTAAATGTCAACCCAGCATTACCATTGGCAACTCCTGCATCATTGAATATGATTTGAGTATCAGCGCCTGCAATAGGACCTGTTGCACCTGTTGCACCTGTTGCACCAGTTGATCCAATCGTACCGGTTGCACCTGTTGTTCCTTGTATACCGGTTGCACCTGTTGCACCAGTTGATCCAATCGTACCTGTTGCACCTGTTGTTCCTTGTATACCGGTTGCACCTGTCGCACCTGTTGATCCTATTGTACCAGTTGCACCTGTTGCACCAGTTGATCCAATCGTACCTGTTGCACCTGTTGTTCCAATTGCACCAGTCGCGCCAGTCGCGCCAGTTGGACCAAGACCACTAATATTGATTGTACCGGCCATAGAAGAATGAAATTGGCAGACATAGTACAATGTACTTGGTGCATTATATGGCACAGCAAATGTGA